TGTTTTTGCCCAGAAAGAAGGGAGAAGCAAAGTTCCTCGAGTGAGATTCCTCGCTCCTCCGCTTGACGTTCTAGATGAAAAAAGAGAGTCTCGGGAAGCCGGAGGTTTAGGTCCCTGAACATTGGTTTGACTCTCTCCATTATCACACGCTACCGTTACCCAGGCCCTGGATGTCCAGCTCGTCCTGCATCTTGCCGATGGCAACACGGATGAGGTCGATCTGGATACGCTCGAGGGTCGGAACAGGAGTCACGAACACCTTGGCGTTCACGATGCCGTTCTCGAGAGACTCAGGCGGGTTGATGCGGCTGTCGCAGATAACCTGGAAGGCATCCGACGGTGTAGCACCGAACAGGGCACCCCGGACGTACAGCTGGTTGAGAATGCTGTTTCCAACCGAGATGATCTGGTTGTAAACAATACCGAAACCGTCGATGACGTTAAAGATTTGGGTGTCGAAGGCACTACGCAGCGAGCCGTACACCACGTTAAGGATAACGCGAGTGTTGACGAACTGGTACAGACGCTGCTGAGCATCGTCAGGGTTGACGCGAGTGCGGCCACCCCAGATGAACACAGCGGACTGCGGATAACCAGGAAGAGTACGAACGGCGTTGCAGCCCTTTGGATTGAGCAGGTTCTGCTGAGCAGAGTTGATGGGAATCTGAGCAGCCACAGCGTCAGCCAGCTGGTACTTGACGCCAGCAGGCGGGAACTGATAACCTTCAGCACGGTAGCGACGCAGAGCCACACCGGTCACGTATGGAGACGGTGGGATGTACTGACCGGCACCGTTCTCGATCCAAGGACCGTAGAAAGCGATGAAGCCGAAGGGGTTGAAGTAACGCTGAGAGTCGTCGAAGAGACGGTTCACGTTATCCACACCAGCCTCGATGAAGACGGCTTGAGGCACACCGTTGAAACCAACACCACGCAGAGCACGGTCGATGATTTCAGTGGAGGTGATAGCGTCAAAACGCCAGAGGTTGGTAGGAACAACCTGCTCGGGAGAGAAGGTCAGTTCAACTTGAGCACCGTAGCACACTTGACCCACAGTGGTCAGATCACCACCAGCAGCGGCGGCGGCAATAACAACCCAGGAGTAAGTGGTTCCGTTGTAAACCAGAGCGATGCGGTCGCCAACGACGACGGAAGTGGATCCGTCGGGGGCGGTACCAGCGGTGGCAACCTCGAAGTAGCAACCAACGAGGTACTGCTGTTGAGCAACCAGCTGAGCACCAGAGGAGCCTACAGGGGCGACACCAGCAGCAGCCAGAGCAGCTTGGTAAGCGTTGCCAGAGGCAACAGAGAACGAACCCGTGTTAGCGTCGTCAATACCGGTGACGTTGATGGTGTTACCACCGAACGACCCAGGCAGAGTCAGGCCAGAGTCGATGGTCTGGTAACCTTGGCCACCGTTGTTAACCACGGCAGAGGTCACAGCACCTGTACCGTCCACCACGAGGGTAGCGGTGAGGCCGGAGCCAGAACCACCGGTAACTGCAACGTTGTTGTAAGTTCCGGAAGGTTTAGCGGAGGCAGCACCAGAAACAGACAGAGTAGCAGCAGGACCAACGGTGCCAGACCCCAGGGTTCCATTGTAAGACCCAAGCAGAATGGGGTCAACAGACGGAACAAAGTAAGCCTCGGGCTGGAAGAACTGGTCAACGGTAGGAGTGCAGTAAGCATTCAGAACAGCAGCAGCCGGAGAAGGATCCGGAGTGATGGTGTTGAGCTTAGGCAGCCATCCGCACTTAGTCCCGGAGCTGATGTCCTCACCGTAAGGAGTGATCAGAGACTGAGAAAGTTGCAGAGCCGAGTTGTTCAGCCAAACGGAAGTAAAAGCATCGGTTGTTGCGACTCCGGTGGGAGCAGCAGCAGCACTCAGTGCCTGGTTCCAGATGGTATTGCTATCGAACTCATACTTCCGTCCGCGGATCATCGGGAGAGTAATCAGTTCGTTAGGGGTGATCTGAGTCAGACCGCGACCCAGCACACGGCTATAGAGGATGCTCGGATTGGAACTAATAGTGCCGGCAGTCGGGTAGGACAGGAAAGCACTGGTGGTATAGTTGCCCAGGGAGTTGGCCAGGACGAAGTTGTTAACGTCGATGACCTTCACCCAGTACGGGCGGCTCACGAGCTTAGTGGTAGCACTCACCAGGGAGGTAGAGACTCCTGCGTTATCAACAGTGACGGCTTGTGTGAAGTAAATCACCATTCCGCTGCTGAGGCCGTGAGAAACGACGTTGAACAGAGCAGAACCAGCGGGAACCGCAGTGCCTGCGTAGCTAGAAACCTGAGAAGAAGGGTCCAGCAAAGTGCGGCTGTACCAGTTCAGAAGGTACTGATTAGTTGCGTCCTGGAGAGTTCCGGGAAGGTGAAGTGTGTTAACACCCGCATCAGAACCGGAAACGTTTTCAATCAGGTCGGAAGTCTGACCGTTGATGTCCACCGGGAAGTCCCAGTAAGGGTCAACGTAAGACAAGAGAGCAGTGTCACCAGTCGGAGCAGGGACAACCACAGATCCGACGAGTGGAGTAGAAACGTTCTTGGAACCACCCAGCAGAACAACTTGATTGTACAGGTTGGAAGCATCAGCGGCGGAGGTAGCCAGCATGATGTAGTTCAGGGAGTACTCGCTGCTAACGCTCAGGTCATAAGGAGCGGCAACCACATACACTTCGGTGCCGGCCAGGCTGATACCGGAGCTTCCGCCAACCACGTTTACGTTATCGAAGTCGGAGCCAGCGGCAACGTTCCCAACAGCAACCTTCTGGATAGGCAGAGAAACAGGCCAGTACTGGTCGGAGTCAAGCTCGAACACACCATCGACACCAGTACCAATAGCGGTAACGGTGTACTGACCAGCGTCCAGCAGACCAACTTGCTGGCCGTCGGCCACCAGGTTAGCGGACTCGTTCACTGCAACTTCGCCGCTCACGCCAGGCAGGAAAGCCTGATTGCTCAAACGGTTGTAGGTAACATCGCCCCCAACCCACTCGTAAATGGAGTTGTCAACGAGGTACTTCAAACCTTCCACCAAAGAAGCAGCAGCCTTGTGAGGAACGTACTCTTGGTACTTGTTAATATCAGTTACAAGGAACGGACCGGGGTCAGCCAGGGCCATCCACTTGTAGTTGTTGTTCTCGCAGTGTGCAGCAGCCGCAGCACCAACGAGAGCACGACCGGAAGCGTCGAACTGAGCGTAGGCGGTAGGAGTCACCAGGTAACCCTGGTCTTGCTGACCGTCAAACGCAGTGTTGATGCACTGGGTGTAGTCCTGGGGGACACGCTCCAGGTAGGTTTGGCTTCCAACGATGTTGTTCACGTTGTAAGCATTCTGCATGAACACGAAGTTAGCGCCCACGGGCAGAACTTCGGTCACCACGGACACGTTGCCATCGAAAGTGGTGGCAGCAATGGTAACGTAGCTGTTCTGAGAGTTGCTGGCGGGGTCTAGGTCATTGACCATACCGAAATCACGAACATAAACCGAGCTGTTCACAGCAGGGTTAGACTCGATGGCCTCAGCAACAGCGGCTGCAATAGCAGCAGAAATCTTACGGTTGTTGGCTTCGTCGCCAGCAACATAGTTCACAGGGATGGTCACTGGAACGCCCAGCCACTCGCCTTCTGCGGTGTAACCGGTCGAACCGTCACCGGCAACCAGCTTGAGACCGTTGATGATCATCTGAACATACACACGGTCACCGGCAATCAAGGAAGAAGGCAGGTCGGTGGTGTTGATCTTAGACCCAGAAGGAAGGAACTCCAGCTCAACGATTTGATTAGGAGTGCCAACGCGAACCACACGCAGGTCGCCAACTTGAGCGTTCTGGAAGAACTCGTTGACGCAGTTGTAGCTCAGCAGGGGGATACGGCTATCGGGAACAGTGGAAGTACCGATGCGAATCAGCTCCTTATAGTCGTTGAGCGACGTAATAGGGATCGGGGTGTTGAAAGGAAACTTGGTGACGGGGACGCCTTCCTCAGTTTCCACGAGCATGTAGACGGTGCTGAAGTCAGCGAGGGCTGCGTTAGCAGCACGACCGGCTTGCTCATTGATATAGACGCCGGGTGCTCCGGGAGTTACTCCAGAAGTCCCAAGGGAAAAAGTTGCCATGTTATTACAGGTGGGTACCCTCCTTTTCAACTTTGCTACCGGTGAGGGAAGTCGCCGTTTAGTCTCCGCAGAGGCAAAGTCTACTTACAAAGGTGTTTTACCCGTTTTGATTACCTGTAATCGCAGCAGTGCTGTCAAAGGTTAGTCCGTTCAAACTCTCTCGGTCCACAACCCCCTGCAGTGTGTAGCGGTTCAGGGCAGCAGTGTACTCTTCTTCTGTGTCGAACGGATAGATATCTTGTTCTGGCTCACCGTTTGGCAAACCAAAGATGAAGGAACCCTGGGATAACCCTCCCGGGGTCCCTCCACTATTTTCTGACGGAGATATTTGCAACTGTGCCCCTATTGGGGGCAACTCAGTGACCTTCCATTGGGCGTTCTGGCCCAGAACCTCCCGGTAGTTCAGGGAGTCAGTAAAGTAGAGGTAACCTAGTTTTCTCCAGGTAAACTCAGGCTGAAATGGAAGGGAAACAGTCATCAGACTCTCTTCTGAGCACGGGCCATGAGACGTGCACCAACTGAGGTGCCACGATTAAGGTCGAAGCCTTTTTCTTTTGCCACCTCGCTAGCTGCTTTCTCAAGCGACGCGGGGTTGGAAGGAACGAAGACGTCCTGAACGTCAGTCTTTCGGTTGAGTTTTTCACGGAAGTCCGTTTGAAGCTTCTCGGGTTCAGCGGCGGGAGCGGGGGCCACAGGCTCCTCACTTGCTTTTACCTCAAGGGACACAGGGTCAGAGGGTGCTGGTTCCGTTGCTTCTACCTTTACCTCTTCCACAACTGCTTCAGTCACCATGGGTTCTGAGGCAGCAGGTTGAGAAGCGTTGCTACGTTTGTTACGTGTCATTTTGATTTAGAGGAGAAAATGTTTTTCCAGGCAAGAGAGGTAAGTTCCTTCATGGAGGTGTCAGGGACGCCCATCCAGGGTCGGGCAACGAGGCGGCTCGTGCCGAACTGCTGATACTTGCCATAGCGTGTTGTCAGAACCTCCAGCCCGTTTCCTTTTGGAACGATTTTTGCTGAGTCCTGCATTCGCCCTGTGTAACGCAGAATGGGAGACCCTGGTTTGTGTTGGTCTTTCCACGCCTTGTACTTCGGGCTCAGTGCTTTCCAGGGCCGACCCGTTTGGGGGTCACGCTCCTGAGGCCAAAACTTCTTGTTTGCTTGCAAGAGTTTTGTTGCCCACTGCTTCTGAGTGTCGGGCCACCAACGCTCGTTTACGGGTTGAAACCCGCGACCTTTTATTTGAAAGTCAAGCATTAACGTCTCCTTGAAGACTTTTTGGCCTCGCTGTTCTCTTTCTCAACGTGCTTCTGAAGTATGTCAACCATGAGAAATATCTTACTCATTGGTTGTGTCTCCAGCCAGTCCATCGAGGAGTCCCACCGTTGCTTGCACAGGTGGAAACAGAG